GCTCTTGTCCAGCCGCTTGGCTTCTGCCGTCTCCGCTGCCCGCTTCTCGCCCTGCAAGAGCGAGAGCCCCATCACTGCCATCTGGCCTTCGAGGTCTTCCAGGGCCGTCCGTGCCGCGGCGAGGGCCGCTCCCGAGGTCTCGACGTACTTGAAGTCCCCGCCGGGTGGTAGGGAGAGCGAGGCGTTGGGGCCCACGACGAGCGCGCCTTCTTGCATCCCGATCGCGACGGGAACTGGGACACAGGCAATGTGCATCGCGTGGAAGTAATCGGCGTTGGTCTGATAGTGCAGGAGGTTCAAGTTCGCCAGATCCAGAAGTGGCGGTGTGGATTCCCCAAAGCCAGTTTGCCGGCCATAGATGAAGACGATGGGGATGCGGTCCTGCTTGAGAATGACGCCCCGCTCATCCGTGGGACGCGGCATCTTATCTTCGCCCTCTTGCCAAATTTCCCACCGCACCGTTCCGTCGATCCGCTGATACACCCGATACCGAACTACGGGCTTATCTCCGAATGTCCCATCCTGCTCATGGGTCCGGAAGCGGAGGGTGATCTGATCGAGTCGGCGTTCACCGCCGGGCCCGCGGGAAGTACGGAAGTTCAGGATGTCCTCTTTGCGCACATGGACCCAGTACGGACGGAGGTCGCGCACCCGCTCCTCCGCTCGCGTCACCCTATCAGGATTCGCAATCGCGGGGTAGTCCACGAAGATCGCGTTATGGCCAGCTTCCAGGGCGTCTGCGAAGACGGTTTTGAGAAAGACTTCTCCATGGTTGCCTTCCTTGTCGATATTCTCCCAATGGTTCTCGATGACCTTCGGCACATCCTCCCCTAATTCGGGGCTCGTCCGGAACACCATGCCAACCAACCCTTCGAGCGTCCGCATGAAGGCGTTGAAAAAGGTCGGCCGCCCGAGGCGGATACGGTAATTGGCCGGTTCCTCTTTCGGGTGCTGGGGGAGATAGGTCGTCGTGCGCCCAGTGATCCGCCGCTGGCCGGCGGCCACATCCCGCACCAGCATCAGATCGGGCAGCATAGCCTTGACTGCGGCGCTCTCGTAGTCCGGGCGGTCCTTCTCGGGAATCGGTTGCGTAGATGTGGTCATATCGAGAAGTCTCCGATCAGCACGGCTGTGGCAATGGACACTTTCGTAAAGGCCCCACTGGCAGCATCCGTTTGGTCGTCGTGCAGCCCATTCGGGAAGTCGGCCAACTCACTGCGGAAGGCGTCACGCCAGGGACCAGGACAGAGCAATACATTCCCCGCTTCCGCGGCGGACGCTAAGGGCTCGGCGCGGATCGTCTTCTTGCCCGTCGCGTGTTCGGTATGGACCGCCATGCCGATGGCTTGCAGCCGCCGCACGAGTGCGACCGTCCGTTCTTCCCCGGCGATGCCGGCCTCGGCCTCAATCCACCAACGCACCCGCCCGGGATACGTAGTCCGGTCCGCCAGGGCGATCCGCTCAAGTTCTGCGTCCCGAGCGGCAATCGACTTCCGAAACCGCGCCACATCTACCACTGCCGTCCGTTGGTCTGGCATGCGACACAGCAACGCCCCCGCCGTGTAGTCTGGATCATGTCCTCGACCCTTGGGCTCAGTCCCGGCCAGGTCCCAATACCGGATCATCCGACCCGTTTGGGGAACCGCGTCGAGGAGTTGCCACCAAGCCCACTTAAACATGCCGCCTTCCCGCGGTCGTGGACGACCTTGGACGAGCGAGGCGAAGCCGTATTCCCCCAGCTCCTCACGTTTCTCGTTGAGCCAATCTTCTCCGAGCCGTTCCGGCCAGAGGGGCGCGCCGACAGGACGATTCAGCGGATCGTTCGGTTCGGCCCGTCCTGGGAGATCAATCACATGCCACCGTCCACGCTGCCGATCTAATAGCCGGCCAGCGGGGTCGTCCTGATGCCAACGCGACATCGTAAAGAGGACCGCCGTCTGTGGTTCACAGCGAGCCAAAATGTCGTTCGTGATCCAGTCCCAGACACGATCGCGGTGGGCTTGGCTTTCCGCCTCTTCCCGGGACCCGACCGGATCATCAATGAGGATGAGGTCGGCATTGACCGAGGCAACCCCAGCTCCGGCACCAACCGCCCGCGCTCCACCACCGGCCGCGGTTTCCCACTCCCTGGCGGTGTCCCGGTCACCGCTCATCGCCACCCCACGCTCACGGGCGAGTCGGCGAATGCGGCGACTGATGAGGTCGGCCTGTTGCTGGTTGTAGGAGCAGGGGAGAATCCGGCACCGGGGGTCGCGCTCCAGCCGATACGCGCCGTAGCTGATCGTGTTGTGCTCCGTCTTCCCGTGACGGATGGCGACCTGAAAGAAGACCCGACTGATCACCCCAGCCGTGACCCGATCCAATGCGCCCTGCATCATCAGGAAGTGCTCGGCATCCCAGCGGAACTCGGGACGAGCTATAGAAAGCCAGTCCCCGAAGCGCGAGGTCACCAACTGCCCCTTCGCAATTCCGAAGCGGAACTCGCCGGTATCAACCAGCCCGGTCCAACCAACCAACCCTTTAGCCTTGTGGCGCAACGTCAGCATGGCTCAGGGCTTCCAGTAGTCGAATAGCCTTGTCCGTCAAGACGCCGTGCAGCACCGCGACTTCGCCAGCATCCTGCTTCCTCAGCCAGTCGGCATCTGCGAACACGATTTGTTGTTGCTGAAGCGTGGACAGGTTCGTCCGAAGGTATGCCAGTAAGAGTTCGCCGATCTCTTCCTTTTTTCCTGCCGCAACCGCTGCAACCTGGGATGCATCCTTCTGCCGCGACTTCCAGGCTTTGATCGTCCCTTCTGGGATCTTGTACTGTTTAGCCACTTCCTGAATCCCCTGGCCGGCGAGGAGCGCCGCCATGACAGCGGCTTTGGTGGCAGGATCATAGTGCTTGGGGTGTTGGGACAAAGCAAAGGCCCGGGGCTCAGGGTTCTGAGTTCCCGGGCTGCGAGAGCCGCTCAAGGGGATGGCCCGCGATGGGGCGCTGACTCGCTGCTAACTTACGGTTTCGCTAGACGTTGAGCAAGGGCCTTCGCTTTCCACTGGTACAGTACCAGCACCAAGAGCCACTACCCGCACCAACCATGGTTGCCCGCACTGTTTGCACTTGACCCGGTGCTCACCAGCTTCGATGGGTCGGCATTCACTCTGGGCACGCAGCTCGATGTGCGTCTGCGGCCCCAGCTCCAGACCTGGGAGGTGCTTCTTGCAGTAGGGACAGTACACATCCTGGGTCATCCCTGGGCCTCCGGTGGGAGCGCCAGCGTGGCGGCAATTCCTGTCGCTGGTAACCCACGTAATAGTTTGCCGAGTGCCAGGCCTCCAAGGCGGTCGCGTTCCTCACAGTAATCGCACGGCTTGTCGGCGGGATGGCCACGGCCGTGAACCTCACAAACAACTATCTGTCGCTCGGTCATATCCCCTCCTTCGGGTTCGCCCCCGCTGCGACCACAAACGCCTCTCGAATCGAGGCCCAGGCATCCCAGGCGTTGATCTGCTGCGGCGCCATCCAGAGCGCAGCGAATCGGTCTTGCGCCGCCTCCAGCCCTCGTGCCACGTCCTCGGGGGAAAAAGCCAGGTGGCCGTCTGGCATATAAGAGGGGGCGATGAGCCGGAGCCGTTCCACGAGGTCCGGCAGGGACGAAGTGCTGATCATTTTGGTCCCGACATTGCTGGAAGCACGCTGTCGTATTGCTCGCGCCATTTCGCCGCTGCCGTTTGCCATTCGGCGGTCTCCTTCGTCCAGTCGCCGCCCCCCGCGTTGGCGATGATCGCCCACGCATATTGGAGGAAGTCCTCAAGCAATGCGGTGTACATGTCCTCGCTTTGATCGTCGCCCATGATGCGCCCCCTTGAAGGTGATATTTGGTTCGTCGCTCATGGCTCCACGTCCTCGATCTTCCAGCCCGTGCCCTCACGGCGCACCACCTTGACCCGGAAGGGGTAGAGCCGGGCGCAGACCTGTGCCTTGACTTTGGCGTCGTCACGGTAAAAGCCTTTGACCTCATGCAGCTCGCACTCCCCGCCGGCGAGTACCACGAAGAAGTCTGGCGTATACCGTGTGTCGGCGGCCAGCAGCAAGGTCAATGCCTCGAAGTAGTATTCCGCGATCTCCCCCCCACGCTTCCGGGCTTCCAGCACGAGCCCGTAGTCACGTTCGGTGACGTTCTGCCGACCGTGGATCCGGACGCTTGCCCTGGCGGTCACTTCCCGGCCCCCGCCTGGGCGGCCCGCCACCGGGCCTCGGTGTCCACCGCCAGCGCCTCGAGGTCCACTCGGTAGAGCCGTTCGAAGTCCCGCTTCCCGAGACGATGACGCTCGTCGTGATGCCAAAAGCAGAGCGGCACTATGCGCTCATCGCTCCCCCCACGACTCAGCGGCGGTTCGTGGTGCGATTCTGGATTCGAGCCGTTCATCCAGCAACCGTGCTTGGTCAGGAACCGTCCATCGGCCAAGGCACACCAACCCTTGCGCACCCAGGTCAGTTTCTCCGGATCGCGCGTCGCGTGCGTGAACCGCCGGCCGCCCTTGCTCCGGGGCCGCGTCCGGCGGGCGATCCGCTTCCGGGATTTCACTAGGGCTTTGCGACGGGGAATCACGGGGTCTCCATGTAGGCGCTCACAAACGCCGCCGCGGTCCACGGGTTGATCGCGTTACCGTAGGCACGCAGGCGTCCCACGCGGGCGGGAACCCCATGAGCCAGCGGGAATGTGCCGGATTCAACTGGCCGGGCTTTTCCGTCGCGGCAGGGGAGCCAGAGACAGTCAGACCAGAAGTTTGCTGCGCCTGTGTCACCAGCCCGTTGCGCGGGTTGTCTAATGGTATCCCCCGCTTTTCCGCATCGTTCGCTCGGGGCGTGGCCCAACTCGCCAGGGTCGCTTGTTCGTCCAGTGGTGTGCCCTTCGCCCGCTCCCGCCTGCTCCCGTTGCCCTTGTGGTCTCGCCCCGCTGGTGTCACCCAACTCGCTTGTACTCGGAGTGTCGGATTCTTCTCCCGACCTCGCCCGCCGCTCGTGTTGCGGTCGTCGCTCGCCTGCGGTGTCATCCAGGCCGCAGGCAACCGATCCGTCCCCTGTCCCGGCCCGCCCTTCGGGCCGTCCTGCTGGCAAGGGGTCGGCCACGCCGCCAACTGACTCGCCATCCCCAGCGTCAGACCGAATCCGTTGCCGTTGTCGTGCTTCTCCTTGAGCTCCGCTCGGCGCCGCTCCCACGTCGAATCCGTCCCGCTGTTGCACGCTCCCCCGTCCGGCATCGGCCAACTCGCTAGTTGTGCGGCCCCTTCTGGGGTTATCCCCCGCGTCACTCCGTCGCTCGGCCCGCAGCCGTGCATACCGCGTGGCATCGGCCACGAACCACAGCCGTTGCCGGAGGTGCGGTGCGCCGACGCTGTGTGCGCCCAGTACGCACGCCCCAACGGCGTAGCCTTCCGACTCCAGATCGAGCGCCACAGCGTCGAGCCAGCCGAGTCCAGCCGCGCCGCTAACTTGTTCGCCAAAGACGCACTGAGGTCGGCACTCGCGGATGAGACAGAACCACTCCGGCCAGAGGTGCCGTTCGTCGGCGTGGCTCCCCCGTTTCCCCGCAGCAGAGAATGGCTGGCAGGGACAAGAGCCTGTCCAAACGCCCCAGCCGGCGAGTTGGAGGGCGTAGGCCCAGCCGCCGATACCGGCGAAGAAGTGAACTTGTCTGAAGCATCGGACATCATCGGGCTGCACCTCCTGAATGGGCCGCTCGTCCACTTCGCCCGCGGGAATCACCTTCGCGGCAATCAGGTTGCGGAGCCACGCGCAGACGAACGGGTCGTTGTCGTTGTAGTAGGTCGCCATTCACGGGGCCGCCCGCCGGTGCGCGTCGGTCATCAGAAGGGGGGCTGGTCGTCATCGCGCACCGTGCGCTGGGGCCGGTTGAGCGGACCAACCTTGGGCGTCCGTTCCCGCCGCATCATCGCGTCCATCCGGGCATTCCGCTCCTCTTCCGCCGTGATACAGGGACCGCACCAGCCCAAGATACGCCCCTCGAAGATCCACTCCAACCGCTGACTCGCACAGGGCGGTTTGGTCCAGTGATTGCCTTCGAACACCCTCCCGCAGCCGCGGCAGAGCTGCTCGATCCGCTCGTAGGCCGGGGCCTGAACACTCCTACTGATGTGCAGGAACATCGGCGCCTTCGAGGTATTTGAGGGCCATCGGGTGCGGCGCTTGCTCGGTGCGCCACGCCTTAGAGTGGCCGGCCAACCGCTCGATCCGCTCCCGGTCCCGGAAGATGTTGTCGATGCCATCCAGCTTCCGGTTGTCTTGATCGGCGAGCCGCTGGAACGTGCCATCCTTCCCCCATCCATCCACGGCGTACAACAGCTCGTGGACGTTGCCACCGTTCTCCTGCAAACACCGCTTCAACCGGACCAGCCGCTTGTCATCCAGCA